TCAAAATTGGTTCTGTTCAGAAAAAAGTTTACTTTGGTAAAGGTAGTAAAAAAGGTAGAAAATATACTGGTACTTCTGAAATTTAATTATGACTTTAGTTAACACAAGAGCAGCTTTTGAAAAGGCAGTAACAGATAAAGTTTTTGATGTAGATCCAACTGTATTAATGGTTTATGACAATGTGCATTTTACAAATCCTGGTAAAACAAAAAAATACATAATTATGACTATAGATTTTGGACAATCTACTTTACAAAATCAGGGAGCTTCTTCAGATTATTATGCTGGTGTTATTCAATGTAATGTTTATTGTCCAAAAGGAAAAGGTACTAAAACTTTGTCTGCCATAAGCGAAGCTGTAGTAGATGGACTTACTTCTGTTAATGATTCTGATTACGTTGATAGTTTTACTTGTAAACCAAGAGTTTTAGATATTACTGGTCCAACTCCTTTGAATATTGAAGATAGAAGTCACTTTGTAGGTGTAATATCTTGCCAATTTACCGCTAACGCTTAATATAGTAGAGTAATATAATTTTGATATGACAAGAGCAGTAGACCTACTCAAAAACAGGTTTGGAGTTTCACAACTTTACAAGCACGATATTAAACAGGATGATGAGATTATTCTTACTGTTTACTGGCATCCTTTGACCATTGCTGAAAGAGAGGCAATACAAAAGAAAACTATTACTGAGGATACAAATGAATACGCTTTACAGATGATGATTGAAAAAGCATTGGATAAAGATGGCAATAAACTTTTTCAAGATGGAGACAAAGCTTCATTAAGAAGAGAAATAGAAGCAAATGTTCTTGAGGAAATTCAGTTAGCAATGATTAGTGCTGGTGCAGATCGGGAGGTAAAAGAGGCTAAAGCCGATTTGAAAAGCTAATGGTGATTGGAAGTTTATATTTAGTCTAGCCAAGCAATTACATAAAACTGTAGCTGAGTTATGTGAAACTTTGACTATTGAAGAGATGATAGCGTGGGCTGCTTATGCAGAAATAGAAAGTGAAGAATATGAAAAACGACAAGAGCAAGCACAGAGAGTTAGTGCTTTAAAAGGCAAAAGAAGGTAAGATAGGTTTAATATTTGGTTTTTTATAGCAAGTGGCTAATTACGGAATAAATATTGATGTAAAGGTAAAAACAAGGCAATTAACTAATTTTAATTTAGAAATTAAAAAAACTAATGAAAGAATTGACAAGGTAAACAAATCATTAGAAAGATTTGTTACTGAAAGTCCAAAACATATTCCTCGTGTAAGTCAAAGTTTTAGAGACTTAACTGCAATGGTTCAAAGAGCTAATGTAGCATTCAATAAATCTATTATGGGCACTCCACAATCTGTGGATGCAGCGAGAAATCTTGTAAAGGCTAATGAAGAATTAAATCTTGGATTAGAAAGAAGAGCAAAACTTTTACAACAAGTTACTCTTGAACTGAAAAATCAACAGTTAGCAGAAAGAGGTATAAAAGTTAGATCTAACGCATATAGTAGTCCGATTGGTCCGATGCAGATGATGACAGTAAATAATAATCCAAGAATAATGAGAAACATAGCTGCAAGTCAGGCTGCTAGAGGAGGTACTGGTTTTGGAGCATTTAGCGAATCTATTAGAGGTGGTGGGATTTTCCCAACTAAAAAATTAGATGCGGTTACAAAATCTATCAATAGACACGCAAAAAATATTTCAAAGAATATTGGAACAATAGTAAAAATTCAAACACAACAAGCTTCTGGTGCTTTTACTGCATTACCAGGTGGTGATTTTGGAATATCAGGAGGTCAAATTGGTCCTCGATTACCAATACAAAATAGATTAGGCTTTGGTAAAAATGCAACTGGTGGACCTTTTGCTATGCAGGGTGGTGCAATGGGTCGATTAAAAGGTGGTGTTGGTAGTGCATTAATCGGTGGAGGTTTTCCTGCCCTATTCGGTGCTGGTGGTTTAAGTTCTGTATTTGGTGCAGTAGCTGGTGGTGCTGGAGGAGCACTTGCACCTGGAGGTGGTTTTGCAGCTTCTATTTTTGCTACTGCTATTGCTGCTCAAATAGAAAAAACTAGAGAGTTTAATAAATCTATTGAAGATTTAAACAGATCAATAGCTGCAACTGGAGGACAATCTCGTTTTACAGCAGGACAGGTTAATGAATTTGCTAAATCAATGAGAATGACCAAAGAGGAAGCATTAGAAGCACTTAAAGCATTTGAACAATTTGGTGCTGCTGCTCGTATTTCTTTAACAAAAGTATTTGGTAATGAAGCTACTTTTAATATGCTTGCCAGTTTAAAAGATAATGCTTCGATCTTAGATAGAATGGATGAAATAACAAAAAGTTTAGGTTTTGAACAGGCAGGACTTGTATTACAAATTCTTGATACACAGGGAGCAAGAGCAGCAGAAAATAAAATTTTAGAACTTACTGTAAAAAAGAATAAAGAATTAAATATGCAAATTAAAGAAAGAGTGGGAGCAGAAGGTCGTTTAAGAAAGATAAGAAAAGAACAAAGAGCAGAAGATGAATTAAGAGTTCAACAAGAAATTAATAATGCAAAAACTATTTTAGAACTTCAAACAAGAAGATTAGAACAACAAGAAAAATTAGCAATAATGAAAGCTCCTATTGATGAAATGGAAAAATTATCAAATGTTCTTTTTCAAGTTGATGCTCTTGGTAAAAGTATTGGAGATAGTTTTTCTGAATCATTCAAGGGAATTGTTAGTGGTTCTATGACAGCACAACAAGCATTAAGGAATCTGTTTCAACGTACAGCAGATCATTTCTTGGATATGGCTGCACAAATGTTAGCTGCACAAATAAGATCAGGTATTTTTGGAATATTTAAGAGTTTTATGGGTCTTGGTCCTTTAGGAAATCCTTTATCAAGAGCTACTAATACGAGTGTTGCTGCCACAGGTATTCCAAGTGGTGATTTGTTACTTCCAGGATCTTTTGGAATATCTAGCATAGATAGATCAACACCTAATGTTCGAGGATCAGGAATGTTTGGCAGAAGAGCTAGTGGTGGGCCAGTAATGGGAGGAGGTAGTTATATTGTTGGAGAACGTGGACCTGAGATGTTTAGCCCAGGTGTGTCAGGAATGGTGACACCAAATCATGCTCTTGGTGGTTCAACAAATGTAATAGTAAATGTAGATGCTTCTGGAACAAATGTAGAAGGTGATGAACAACAAGGTAGAGAACTTGGTCGTCTTATATCTGTAGCGGTACAATCTGAATTAGTACAGCAAAAAAGACCTGGAGGTTTACTTGCATAATGGCTACTTTTCCTTCAATTACTCCAACATACGGGCAACAAAAAAGATCAGCACCTAATACAAGAACAGTTCGTTTTGCTGATGGTTATGAACATAGAATATTATTTGGTTTAGCTCAACATCAGAATCCAAAAATATTTAATTTAACTTTTAATGTCTCAGAAACAGATGCAGATACTATAGAAACATTTTTAGATGCAAGGGCGAATGATAGTGCCAGCTTTGACTTTACTCCACCAGGAGAAGCTAGTTCTTCTAAGTTTGTTTGTGAGACATGGAGTAAATCAATTCCATATTTAAACAGAGCAACAATACAGGCAACATTTAGAGAGGTATTCGAACCATGAGTACTGATCCCGTATTCAGTGAAGTTCAAAAAATAAATCCCTCTGCAATTATTGAACTTTTTACGTTACAGCTAGACAACTCTTTACATGGTGCGACAACAATATATAGATTTCATTCTGGATCAAATCTTAATGCAAATGGTGAAATAGTCTGGGCTGGTAATTCTTATCAAAGATTTCCGATAGAAGCTACAGGTTTTGCATATCAACGTGGTCAAATTCCTAGACCAAAACTTGTTGTTAGTAATGCGTTGGGAACTATATCAGCCATACTTTTACTTGTTAATCAAACAACAACTGGTAATGATTTAACAGGTGCTACGTTTACCAGAATTAGAACAATGGCAAGATTTCTTGATGCTGCAAACTTTAGTGGTGGTAGTAATCCTTTAGGTACACCAGATCCAACCGCAGAATTTAAACGTCAAGTTTATACAGTAGATAGAAAATCAGCAGAAAATAGAGATGTTGTAGAATTTGAATTAGCAGGAGCTATTGATATGGCTGGAGTCAGAGCACCTAAACGTCAATGTACTCGTGCCTTATTTCCTAGCATTGGTACATTTACGCAATGAGTTGGAAAGATGACGCATTGGTTCATGCGAAAGACCAAGATCCTAAAGAAG